ATGCAGTAGAAATAACTTATGTATCTGGTTATGGTAGTGCTGGTTCAGATGTTCCTAGTCCTCTAGTTGTAGGCATGAAAGAACATATTACATATTTGTATGAACATAGAGGAGATGCAGAACCAAATCTTGCAAGTGTTCCAATTATTGCGAAACAATTATATCAACCCTATAGAATTTTAAGTTTTTCAAACGATCCATTTAGTAATTCTGGAGGTTATTAATGCCTTTAGGTAAAATGCGACACAGAATCAATATCCAGACCATAGGAAGGACAACTGATAATATGGGGGGTAATGCTACCTCTTATTCCACAACTGTTACTGTATGGGGTATGGTAGAGCCTGTGGTGGGTAATGAAAAGGTAGAAGGACAACAAATAGAAGCAAGACAACGATTTAAATTTACTTTGAGATATAATTCTAATTTAACAACTGATGATCGATTAAATTATGATAGTACTGATTTTCGAATATTATCTATTGTAAAAAAATATGACATAGACAAGTATCAAGTGGTTATTGCAGAAAAAGGAGTGGCTACATAATGGGAGTAAAAGCAAATATTAAATCATTAAATCCTAATGGATATAAAAATGTAGCTTCTAGTTATAGAAAACAAATTAAATTAATTTTTAATATTGCTGGGAATATGGTTAGAAATACAGCAGTACAATCTATTCTTTCTGGTGGTGGTGGTGGAAAAACTTATCAAAAATATAATCCAAAAAGAACTCATACTGCGAGTGCAGAGGGTCAATCACCAAAAAGTGATACAGGATTTCTAGCGAGTAATATAGCAGTTAATTTAGATAAAAGAAATTTAGCAGTAGATGTAGAATCAAAAGCAGATTATTCAATTCATTTAGAATTTGGCACTCAAAACATGAAAGCCAGACCATTTATGTTTCCAGCATTAGAGGAAAACAAACCAAAGATTAGAAGAATGTTTGCAAATATAAAAGGGAAACCCAAATGAGTTTACATTCAAAAGCATTACAAACTGCAATTTTTTCATTACTGAGTGGAGATTCAACACTAGATGGATTGATTGGCAATAATAGAATTTATGATGAAGTTCCACAAGACTCTGCCTATCCTTATGTTGTTATAGGAGAAGAAACAACGATTGATAATGGAACAAAAGACAGAGATGGACAAGAATTTACACTTACTATTCATATATGGAGTAGGTATAGAGGAGGAAAGCAAACAAAAGAAATTGCTGAACGAATCTATACATTATTGCATAATACTGCTATAAGTGTAAGTGGTGCATCATTTGCTAATTCTCGTAATGAATTTTTTACGATATTATTAGATGATGACGGACTAACACGACATGGAGTCATGAGATTTCGTGTTGTAATTTTTGACAGCTAGAAAGGAGAACAATTATGGCGGCTCAAAAAGGAAGTGCTTTATTGATGAAGATGGGAAATGCGGCATCACCAGAAGTTTTTACAACGATTGGTGGTATGCGTTCTACATCTATTTCAATGAATGACGAAATGGTTGACGTTACCAATAAAGATTCTGCCAGAGCAAGAACTCTGTTGGCTCAAGGTGGTGTGAACTCAACGACTGTTTCTGGAAGTGGAGTTTTTACAGACTCTGCATCAGAAGCTACTCTGAAAGGAAAGTTTGATGTTTCTGCATTAACAAATTATCAATTTCTAGTTCCAGATTTTGGTACATTTACAGGAAAATTTCAACTGACAACATTAGAGTATGCTGGAGAGTTTAATGGAGAAGTAACTTATTCATTTTCTTTTGAATCTTCTGGTGCAATTACATTTGCAACTGTGTAGGTAATTATGACATGGAATGCATTTATAATTGAACATAAAGGTAAATCAATGGAAGGATATGTTGATGATAAAGAACTACTATTTGAAGTTCCTTATGACCTTAACATAAAAGCCAATGATACTTTTACAGTTAATGATAAAAAAGTTACTGCAAAAATCGTAACTGATTTAGGTGGTAGAAACGAAACTTTACAAATAATAGGAGAACTTAAAGATGGCAAATCCCAAAAGGGGGGAACTACAATTAAGTCTGGGGAAGCAAAAGCTGACAGCAAGACTGACGATTGATTCTTTAATTAGAATTGAAAACTCAATAGGTAGTTCTATCGTGCAAGTAGCACAAAAATTAAGTGAAGGTAAAGCGACAGTAACAGAGATTGTTAATGTCTTAACTCCAGCAATAAAAGGTGGTGGAAATGATGTTGATGCTAAACAGATCCAGAAATGGGTTTGGGAAGCTGGACTCATTGAAGGTATGAGATGTGCTGGGGAAATTGTAACAATGGCTTTAAATAGTGGGCAAGATGAGGGAAACGAAGGAGCAGAGGAGAACCCAGCGACATAGAGTGGCAAAGATTAATGGAGATAGGATTAGGGATTCTAGGATTATCGCCAGAAAGTTTTTGGAATATGTCAATGATTGAGTTGTTCTCTGCGATTGAGGGTTTTAAGGAATTTAATACCGACCAATCTAAAAAACCACTATCTAAAGCAGATTTAGAAGATTTGATGGAAAGGTTTCCAGATTAATGGCTAAAACAACAGTAGATACTCTTTTAGTTAAGATTCAAGGTGATATGGGTCAACTTGAGAAAGAGTTGAAAAAAGTACAGGCAAAAACTAATAAAACCTCAAGTGAGTTTAGAAAGTCATTTGCGAGAATGGGTGGTGCAATCGCAAATACTGCTAAAAACATAACTTTAGCTGGAGCGGCTATTGGAACTGCTTTTGGAGCAATAGCTATAAAAAAAGTAATTAATGTTGGATCTGAAATAGAAGGACTCCAAGTAAGATTAAAAAGTCTTTTTGGTTCTGCTGAATCTGGAAAAAAAGCATTTAACGAATTAGCTAAATTTGCATCAAAAGTTCCTTTTAGTTTACAAGAAATTCAACAAGGTGCTGGGTCATTAGCAGTTGTTGCAGATGATGCAGAGCATTTAAGCAGATTATTGACAATCACAGGTAATGCGGCGGCTTTGACAGGATTAGATTTTGCAACTGCATCTGGACAAATACAAAGAGCATTTGCTGGTGGAGCGGCCGCTTCTGATTTATTTAGAGAAAGAGGTTTAAATGCTTTATTAGGTTTTAAAGCTGGTGCAACCTCAACAGCAGAAGAAACTGCAAAAGTATTTGAGGATAATTTAGGTGCAAATGGAAAGTTTGGTAAAACCACAGATGAATTAGCACAAACTCTTTCTGGAACTTTATCTATGATTGGAGATAAAGTTTTTAATTTTCAACGAATTATCGCTGATGAAAAATTCTTTGGAGAAGTAAAAAAACAATTTGAGGCATTAAATAGTCACTTAGCAGATAACCAACATGAATTAGATAAATTGGCAAAAATGCTTGGAACTGAACTTGCTAATGCATTGAAAATTGGTGTAGATGGTTTAATTGTTATAAACGAAAATTTAGAAACATTTAAAACGCTTATAAAAGCAATAATGGCTTTAGGGCTTATTAAGTTTTTTTTAGATTTAGCAAAAGGTGTTGGGTTAGTTGGATTAGCTAAAGCATTTGCGAAATTACCCACACCAATTAAAATAGCAATAGGTGGAATCGCCCTTATGACTACGGCTATGACTACATTATTGAACAAGATAAAGAATACTAAAGAAGAAACAAAGGCATTAGCTACTGAATTAGAAAAAACAAGAATGGAAATGCAAAGAGGGGCAAACGATTCTGGAATACAAGATATATTTGGTTCTCCATTTCAAACGACATCAAATCAATCCAGAGCAAAAGGACCGGACTTTTCAAAATCTGGACAACTTGGTGAAGATAAAATTCCAGCTTTCTTGGGAAAACCAGATTTACTTGCATCAGAAAATGAGGAAATGGAAAAACAGATTATCAATTTAGATAATTTAGCAAAAGTACAATCCATTCAAAATGAAGCTGAAAGAGAATTTCAAGAACTTTTAATGCAATCAAACATACAACACCCAGAAAATGTAAAGTTATTAAGAGAAAGATTTGATGTTATTAAAGAATTAGAACAAGCAGAAGTGGATAGAGAAGGTGCAGAAAAAACAAGGATTCACAACTTAGAGCAAACAAGAAGTAGAATGGCAGAATTAAAATCAATTACTGAAGAATTCAGAACTGAAGAAGAAGTTTTAATAGAAAAACAAGAAAGACTAAATGAGTTAATAAACGAGTTTGGAATAAATGCTGTTCCAAATGCTGGAGTAGCACTGCAAAAATTACAACAAGAAATTGATGGTTTAAACCCAACTGTAAAAATATTAGAAGATAATTTTGATAGGGCATTTGATGGAATAGCACAATCTATTGCTGATTCTATGACAGAAGGTAAAGATGCTATGGAGAGTTTTAGAGATGTTGCAAAAGCCGCACTTAATTCTATCATCAGAGATTTTATAAGGTTACAAATGACACAAATGCAAACAAGTAGTGGTGGGGGTAGTTTTTTAAGTAGTATTGTAGGTGGTATAGGAAGTATATTTGGAGGAATGTTTGGAGGAAGTGCTGGAATTACATCTAGTGGAGGTCTTTCTGGTAATTCTTTTACAGGTTCGCAATTAGCCGCAAGTACATCTACTGGTACTGCAAGTTTTATGATGGGAGGTCGTGCTGGTGGAGGTAGAATAGCACCAGATATGCCAACATTAGTAGGTGAAAGAGGTGCAGAATTATTTGTACCTAACACAAGTGGCAAGATAGTTCCAAAGTCTGGAATTTCTAATGCTTTAGGTGGTGGACAAACTGTGGTAAATCAAACGATTAATGTAAGTGCTGGAGTTGCACAAACTATAAGAGCAGAGATGATGAATATGTTACCATCATTTAAACAAGAAACAATAGCGGCAGTTGCAGAATCACGACTTCGTGGTGGTCAATTTGCTAGTGCATTTACAGGAGCATAAAGATGTCAGCACCAAGTTATCCATTAACATTACCAACAACAACTGGAATTGCTAAATCTTCTTGGGGATTACAAAGAGCAGTGGGTGTTTCTACTTCTCCCTTTACTGGTAGTCAACAAGTCTATGAACATGATTTTGCTTTATGGAAAGCAACAATAACTTTACCTCCAATGAACAGAGCAACCAGTGCAGAGTATCAAACATTCTTTATGCAA